GGTGCAGTTCTTATAGGTAGATTAGCAGGTGGTGGTAATAGTTCAGCAAAACAAGAAACAGTATTTGTTGGAGATGGTGCAGGAAGATATATTTCCTCAGCTTATAATACAGCAGTTGGTACTAGGGCTTTAGAAGGTGCTACAACTGGTGGTTCAGCAGCAGGGTATAATACTGCTATTGGTAGAATTTCAATGTATCAAGTTACAACTGGAGATTATAATGTAGCAGTTGGTGCTAGTTCAGGTGGTGGATTAACAAGTGGTGAATACAACGTTTTAGTAGGTTATAAATCTGGTGAAGTTTTAGGTACTGGATTTCAAAACGTTGCTCTTGGAACTAGTACTTTAGAAACTACCGTAGATAAATTTGGTAATACAGTGGCAGGATATGCATCAGGACAATTTAATGAGGCAAATATGAACACTTATTTTGGTAAAGAATGTGGTAGAGGTAATTCAGCAGGTGCTACTGGTTTTGCTAATACTGCTGTCGGTGCTAGTGCTTATAACAATTCTACTAGTGGTGCTGGTAATATAGCAATTGGTTATCAATGTTTAATAAATGGTATTCATACAGGAAGTAATAATACATTTGTAGGTAGAGATATTTTAACTAGTACAGCATTTACTGGCAGTAATAGTATGGCTTTAGGTTATACAGCTACTCCATCCGCAGCAAGTGTTTCTAATGAAATAACTTTAGGTAATTCATCAATTGCAACTTTAAGGTGTCAAGTAACAAGTATAACAGCTTTATCAGATGAAAGAGATAAAACAAGTATCGAGGATTTACCTTATGGATTAGATTTTGTTAATTCGTTACAACCTAAAAAGTTTGTTTGGGATAACAGAGCAGAAATAAGAACAGAAATTGACGAACAAGGAAACGAATCGCAAGTAGAGTTTTATTCAGCTAATAAAGGTAAAAAAGATATTGGATTTATTGCACAAGAACTACAATCAGTAGATGATGAGTTTACTCAATTAGTTTATGGTGCAAACCCTGAAAAACTTGAAGCAAGTTACGGAAGATTAATTCCTGTACTTGTTAAAGCAATACAAGATTTATCAGCTAAAGTAACAGCATTAGAAAACGCTTAATAATAAAAAAATAAATAAAAATGTATAAAAACATAATAACAGCAGAAAATACACCTGATTCTCATAAAGAAGTAATAAAAGGACAGATAAGCTATCAACTAGAACAAGCAGCAGCAAATGAAAATTTAGAAGCTATTAAAACTCATTTCAAATGGGTATTAGCTAATGACTTCTATAAGAATGAATTAAGTGCTGAGCAGATTAGTTCTATGGAAAGTTATCTTCCAGCTAATTATGCAGACGATTACCAAGATTTACCAGAATAATTAGTAACTTTATATAAACCTTAAAATATATAAAATGAAAATTACAAAAGATCAAGTAAACAGAGTGAATCAAGTTATTAATACTTTGCCTATAGCTTTTTTAGAACAAGCACAAAAAATAGTTGCTATTTTAAATGAAAGCATAGAAAAAGAAAAAGAAGAAAAAGATGAAGTATAAATTTAAAACTAGAGAAGATTTAATAGCTAAATTAAATTCATTAGCTACGCCTCATTCTCACGGAATTATTTTAGATGGAAGTTGTGCCATAATAGAATGGGATGGAAATGCTCCAGATTGTTGGAGTGAGTACGAAGCGAAACCAAAGAAATCTAAGAAATAATGGCTAAGATAAGCGAAGATACAAACGTTACGTTAGACTTAAAAACTATTGGTATGGTTATGGGTGGAGTAATTTCCTTAACAAGTATGTATTTCGTTTTAAAATCAGATATAGCTTTGGCTATGGAAAAACCTGAGCCAGAGATTCAAAAAGTAGAGTTTGAGTATAAAGATAAATTAGTCAGAAGTACAATTGAGAAGATAGAGGCAGACTTAAGCACAGTTAAAGAAGATGTAAACGAAATTAAACAAAGTTTGCAAAAGGTTGATGAGAGATTGTATCAGATAAGTAAAAATAGATGAAATGGAATGTAACGGCAATTGCCCTTTTTGTATGGGTTGCTAGTTCTGCTCAAATTGAGATTATTCAATATAGTGCAGAGTTTGTAAAAGACAATGAAATATCATTAAAAAGCTTTAAAGGCTATAATACAAGCACTTTGTATATGTCTAAGGCAAGCAACCTCTTTGCCAAAAATAAAGTTGAATACATACCAACAATTATTTTATTTAATAACGGAGAGGAAGTTTTGAGAATAGAATCTGGTATATCTCTTAAGCTACCAGAAAACGCAATAGGATTAATAGAAGATCAAATTGAGGAAATAATAGAATCTAAATTTTAATTATGAAAAAACTTATTACACTTATTTTATTGTTTGCATTTGTAAGCGCATCTGCACAGGTTATTGTTAATGATACGATACAAGAAAAAAAAATAGTAAAGAAATATAAAGTTAAAACTTTCTTTAAAAATATATACAAAGAGTTTTTTAAATATGGCACTTTATATGTTGCAGGAGATGTTAGAAACTCTTACGAGCAACAACGTAAAAACTATTTTGTAAGGACTAATCCTGAAAACCTTTACGATGTACCACAAGTAATTGATCAAACAATATATCACCCTTTTGATTATAGATATGGAATAGGCTTGAGAAAACTAGCGAGATTCGATTATGAAATAAAAGCTAAACAATACTATGATGGAACAGAAAATAACAAGTCATTATCATCTCCAACTGCTGCTGTACAAGGATTCGAGTATTTATTACATTTTGAAAAAGAAAGACGCAGAGGAGAAGAATTTATTAACTCAAGATTTTTCTTAAGACATACAGGTAAAAACCACATTGTAAAAATAGAGCAACGAGAAGTGGGAAACGTAGGCTTCAAATATCAATCAGCCGAAGCACGATTACGATTGCCTATTGGTAATAAGTTTAGTATCTCTGCAGGGGTTATAGCTAGAACACACCAAAAGGCGTATGGATATAATCCTATTGAAATTTGGCTAAACGAAACAGAAACTTATACAGATTCACAAGGCAACGAATATGTTTACCCAGTTAACCCTTGGTATAGTTTAGGCTTTCTTTATGGTTATGATGATATTTATTATACTTCTACTGATGAAAATGGAAACGAAATAACTGACTGGTATTGGACTGATCCTAATGGAGAGATTGTAGCTTATACAGATTTACAATTTAGAGATCAAATCTTTGGTGGTTTAATGAATAGATATAATAATGAGATATGGGACACTTTAGATGCTTATGCTGAGTATGCACCTATTGTAGGTTTTGATTTCTTACATTACAAGCGAAATTATTGGCTACACACTTACGCAAATTATATCTTGCCATATCATAAATACTTTAAAGGCGATTCAGACTTTAATTATCTTAACCGTAATAATTGGGGATTAGGTGGATTAAGAGAAGATTCAAAACCAGAGCAATGGGAAGATTATCAATTCGGTTTAATTATGGGTTGGAAAATAAATAAAACTTTAGGTTTCTTTGTTGAGGGAGAATACACGAAGTTTTGGGATAGTAAGATTTATAACACCTCAGCAGGTATTAATTTTAGATTTTAATTATGTGGAATATAACAAAACAGTATTTTAAAAACCTTTGGGTTTATTTATGGAGTTTAACAACAATAGACGAAAAAGCTAAAGCGACAGGCAAAGAAGTAAAAAGAAGATACAGAAGAACAAAAAAAGAACTAGCAGACGTTAAAGATGCTTTAAAAGAAGTAGGTAACCAACTAGGGGACGTTAAGGAAGCAGTAAAAGGAAGTAAACGTAAAGGAAGAAAGAAAAATGAGAATAAGTAAACATATATCACTAAGAGAAGCTACTCACAGCGCTACAGCCAAGCGT